AGTCGGTGCTGGGATTGAAAACGGGGTTCTCAGTTTCATGGATCTCGTAAAATTGGCAAGTGGATAGGTCATAGCTCAGTGTGGTAGCAACGCCAACCTCTCCTGAGAAACGGTTTTTAAGCACTCGCAAAGTTGTAAGGTTAGCATTAGCTTCCCCTTGTTGATCTCTTTCCAATGCGATGACGCTATCGCTGAGTTGAGCGATCGAATGAGATCCTCGTAGTTGGCCGAGAGAAACTCGTCCTCCTTCTTCGTGTGAGTTACTGTCACTGTTTGTTCTCCGTAGGTGTGATACTAAAAATAGTGCGATACCTGTACGTTCAACTAATGATCTGAGCTTCGTCATTGTTGAGTCTATCATACGTCTTTCATCGCCGTCAAGACCACTTAATAATATAGAAAGATGGTCAAGAAATATAATACGGCACTCCAGTCCACTGGCAAGGTACTCGATCCTGTTGTAAATAACATCTGGGTCAAAGCTACCAAAGCCATCAAACAGAAAAACATTCCACTTTGCAAGAGTATCAGCAAAAGCAGACTCGAGTTCTTCTTTGTCATGTTCTCCAATGTGATATGGTTTACCAACGGCAGCGGACATAAGTCCTAGTGCTGTACGTTTGTTATTGGCTTCTAGTTCTAGAATACCAACAGTCTCACCATTCTTACACAGTCCTGATGCTAGCTCTCTGACAAAGGATGTCTTACCAGAGCCAGTACCAGCTGTGATTGTGATAAGTTCGCCATATCTTATGCCATGTAGCTTCTCGTTCATACCCTTGAATGGATACTCCCATACTGCTTCCTCTGTTGGTGCAGTTACTACATCAAATAGACTCTTACCATCTATGATTCCGTCTGGTCTGTATGGCTTGGCGTCCCAGATGGCTTTTCTAATGCAGTCAGTATCTCCAGCTTGGAGAGCGTCTGAAGCATCTTTGTAATTGTCGAGTCGAGCAACCTTAACCCTACCGGCGGGGAGTATTCCCGAGGCAAGTTCAGTGGCCGTACGCCCTGCTTCATCGTTGTCGAAGAAGAGGACGATCTCTTGGTATCCCTGTAAGAATGGGATTGCTTTTTGGAGGTCTTTCTTGGCACTTGCCGCACCATGAGGTAGGCTGACCATCGGCCAACCTGACATAACCTCATAACAACTGGCGGCATCTAGTTCTCCTTCTGTAATTACTATTCTCTTTCCGGAGGTTGGGAAAAGATGCTGTCCAAAGAGCTGATCTGTTCCTTGACCTTCGTAGTGAAATTCTTTCTTCTTTGATTTAATTTTGAATCCAACAACTTGGCCGCTATCATTATAGTATGGGAAGCGGAGTGTGTTTCCATATCTGTAAATACGGTAGAACTGGTTGGTGGCTTCGCTGATTCTTCGTTTGTGCAGCTGTTCAGCTGATCCGAGGAATTGTACTCGTTCATTTGTATTCATTCCGGTGTGGGTGTGTGTCCAGTCTTCTGCTGGAGTATATGTGTGGCACGAAAAACAGAACGTGTGTCCGTCAGAGTAACGTGAGTTAGCATCTGACGAGCCACAGTTAGGACATGGTTCATGTGCCACAAATTCTGATTCTGTGTTCATGTTAACCAATCTATGGGGATTGCGTGTGCTGCTGCCCACTTGATGCCATGCTTTTCACACCATTGGGCATATGTTGTCTTGGATTTCTTGCTGATCTTATTGAAAGGAGCTTGAAATACCATTCGTAAATCAATGTCGGGATTGTCTCGCATGACCGCCTTGATCTTACGTCTATCTTCTGAATCCCAATAGCCCTTAGTCTCTAGCATTACACCATTGACTAGGACAAAGTCAGGATTGTAGTGGTGCTGTATGGTATATGCTACCTTGTGAGTCTCATACTCATACTTAGCACCTACTTGGTCGAGTACCTTTGCGACACTCTCTTCAAGTTTAGACCTAAAAGTCTTCTTCTTCTTCGTCATCAGGTACTGGTGCAGTAGTTACTGGCTTAGGTTCAGATGTTTTGAAGCCTTCAGTAGTACCGAACATGTCGGCTACGGCTGCTTCATCCATGCTGTCTGTATCAACAGCTGCTCCTTCACCTACAGCAACAACTTGTACGCCAAGTAGTTTAAGAGAACTTCCATAGGTAACGCCATCCCTGAGTATGTATGGCTTCTGAAAGAAACCAAGTTTAACTGTAGATCCGCCATATAGAGGTGTCTTCTTATCTGTGATCGGTGTACCCTCAGTGTCGACTACACCGGGTCTCTTGTCCTCTCCCCACGAGAACTTAATTTTGTATTTACCTTCAGCTACCTCTTCCCATGGTGTTGGCTTGAGTGTAGCTCTCTTTGGGTTCTTCAACTTGGACTGTGCCCATGTAAGGACAGCTTGTCTCTCAGTCTCAAGTGCGTCGATTACATCTTCGCCAACAATAGCAGCGAGTGAGTAACCGAACTTACCGGGTTCAAGTATGGCTTGGAAGCCTTCTAGTTTAATTTCGTCAGTCACGTGGACGTTTTTAGGCATTTGCGGTCTCCTTTGCGGGGGTGATTAATTTTTGTACCTCAGCTTTTTTGCTTTGAAGGTATTTTATTCTTGCGTCGATTGCTTCGACTTGCTCTTTGTATTGAGCTTGTTGTGCTTTCTCTAAATCCTCTTTAGCTACAACGTAGATCTCTGTTGGTGCAAAGAAACTACTAAATATACTGTCAGAAGATGAGAAAAAAGGATTGTAAATCATAGTTAACAGAAAAAATAAGTGGATTCTATAACCGTTTCTGGTTGTAAGTCGCCAATAATAGGCGGTTCTGTCTCTGCTCCGATCTGTCGGGCAAAGTCAATGAGATAGTCATGTTCTGCAAAGAGAATCATGTACTTCTCCCTTATTATAGCAGATAATTTATCCATGTCGCAACATCTGCTTAACACACTGTCATGGATTAGTGCGATTGGTTCATCAAAACTACGCACAGCTAGGTGTAAGAGAGATGCGTCGAGACTATGGATCAGGTTGGGTGCAGTGGCAGCCTTGTGCCTACTGAGATCGACGTCATTTGTCTCATCTGTAGCAACACTAAGTTGACATCTGCCGAGAAGTTGTAGGTCTAGACGTTCTACTTTCTTCTTCATAATCCGTTGCTTAACAACGAAGCCTGATGGTGTTGTCCATTCCACGTAGTCTGCTCCACGCTTGATAGACTTAGACACCTCTGTCTCGATCCATTTCATAACTGACATTGGCCCGGGCACGATCATGTGCATGGCTTCACGTACAGCTTTGACAATGGTGGTGAGGTCATCTTTATCGACCTCTATACCTTTCTCTTGTAGTGCTTCCTTGATGTAAGACCTATTGGAGAATGGTTTAGCGTTGTATGGTATAGTCATAACAGTACGTTTGACACACTTTCTATCCCATACAGGGTGTACACTGGTTGGAATCCCTAAGCTTAGTGCTGTCTCTGCCACTTTTGCATACGCATCTTGCGGCTTATCAGAGGGGACGACATTGACCAGTGTAGCGGTGGACTTATCCCGAGCCAGACCAGCAAGTATCTGCAAGCCTGAGCATGTAGCGTCGGTTGCCACGGGTAGTGATGTAGTATGTCTATCCTGTTTGACACAGCAATGATAGTACTCATCACAGGCAGCTAGAAACTGCCATGGTTCTTCTGCAACTTCCCACTCGCCAATAAAAGCAATGGGATTGGTTGCGACAGCTGAGACAAGTGAGACATTATCTCTTGTCCACTCAAGTCTCTCTTCCATAGTAGCTTTGTCAAGACCATAGCTGGTAGCTACTTGGAAGGCAAGCCATTTCTCAGACACATCATCTGCTTCATCAGCAAACTGTAACAAACTTTTTCCAAAGTCTGTGTCTTGTGGTGTAAGAAAGGCAGGGATAGGGTATGCACGACCACGGTAGTCGAAAGACCAAGGTATATAAAACACCTCATTCTCATAACGACGTACCGCTTCCATGGTCATGCGGGTGCGGCACGATCTCTTGAACTCTGCTGCTCGCTTATTCATTACCTCTGCCGCTTCCCTACGATACCTCTTACGGGATTCTTTGTTATCTGCTATGTCGTATGGCTTTGGTGGCAGTTCGTAATTTATGATGGGAAGAAACTTACCTATACTTATACCTCTCTCTTCTAACAACTTTGCGGTCTTTACTATAAATGGGTTTAGCCGGTATTTGACCTGTTGTATTTTGTTGAGAAAAGCTATAGGTATTTCCCCCTGTATACGGGAGGGATCGCCCCTTCTAACCAAGTCGTGGCCTTGCATTAGCTCATTTAACATGTAACCGCCGGGCGTATCGTTAGTCCAGTCCTTCGGAGGTATCAACATCGGCCATGCAAGCGGTGAAAAAACCTCTGCATTTGCCATCACCTCGTCTTTGATGTCCATAAACTCAGCAGTTGGTGCTATAAATACTGTAGTCTTACGACCTGTACGCATACGCTGCTTGTAAAACCAACCACTTGCTTGCATAATACAGTCAAGTAGCCATGCACCTAGCTTGATACGTATGCTTCTACCCCAAGGTGTCCATGGTTTGACCTTGTATCTGTTCATCAACGTCTTGATAACAGTCAGTTTCTGCTGTGTACCTATTGCTCTGTGCCAATAGTTTTCTTTAAGTGTTGCCAGTAATGCTGGTGCGTTCTCTTCGTAGTGTCGCATGTTACATTCGTCTTCGATAGCCCTACCAATGGCTTCGCAAACATTCGTTGCAATGTTACAACCTTCCTTGTAACCGAACACTTTATCAAATGTAATCTTACATGCAATAGTAGCTGCCGCCAACGGTTCGATCGTAGCGAGGTATATGTGTATGTCCTTGAAAGCTGCTCCATATTTACCCTGATGTATCTTGGTATTAGTCGTAATAATCTTGTCAACCACAAGTGGTAACAAAGTTTGTAACGAGGCTATACCATATATACTTGCAGACGCATAGTTTTGTTGCTCTAGCTTGAGTGTCTGATCTCTAAGACGCTTCAGACCCTGAGAAATCTGTGTCCTCTCCAGTTGTATCTGCTGATCTATCTGCTCTGGTGTAACATATGTCATCTAATTGCTCTCGTATCTGGTTGTATAGGTGCTTGTACACTTCACTGTAGTGTGGGTGTGATTTTGGTAGCATATCTAACGCCTGTTTTTCATAAGTGTAGACGTCATCACTTGGGATAAAAGTTCTCTTTGTCATTGTCTGTGATGTATTGCTCTGGTTTAAGGTGTTGTATGTGATCGTGTGTACATACTATGAGTTCATGCTCTTGTCCAGCTAACAACTTCTTCAATCTGCGGCCAGCTGCGTCTGGTCTGATATATGTATACTCCTTGACTTTGCCAGTCACGCAGTGTTTTGTACGAATAATAATATCGTATGGTGGACTGATAACCCAACCATTCATCTTCCAGTCCATGAGGTCGTCATACTCAATGCTCTCAAACCATTCGGCAGGGCATTTGGCTATTCTATTCCAGTTGTTGGGAAAGTATTTCTTTGTCATAAGGTCTGTACCTTCTGTTAGGATTGTTGTGTTTGTCTAAGTATACGTCCTTGAGAGTAGTATCATACCACTCTTTTGCCATAGTATCAGCACGATAGGCTGCTTCCATGTCGTCTTTTGCCATAAAGCAAAAGTGTTTGCCGTTATCTGTGTCGGCACAATAATAGCGATATAGGGTCATGATTGTGAGTGGGTGAGTTTTTTGATAAGTGTTTTAGTACGTTTGCGAGCAGCCTGTATCATACGTGGCTTTTTCTTGTACTTGGGCAGTTTCTTGCTGTGTTTCTGCCAGTTCGGTGTTGTTGTCATAGTTCCAATGGCGGATTACACCGCTGATAATAAATGCGTTTGTGATTAGGTATGTGAGTAGTATGATGGTACGTACGACAGCTACAACATTGTCATAGTCACGTGTCTTGTCATCTGCGAAGCTGCCAAGTGCGTACTTCCATATCTTCCAGATCATTTGGCAATGTATGGGTATTGTTCGTCGTCAGGGTAGTACCAATCTGCAAGCTCATACTCTAGCGAGTTGCA